CACCGAACTCACCTTCCATAGCTCTTTGGAACCACTCACGACCATGCTCCATTGTGTCGTACATAGATGCTACAAAATCGACAGGTGTTGTAATTTCTGCAACACCTTCAACCTCTACTACCATGCTAATAGCTGTCTTAGCTTCATTTGCAAAAGTTAAATCCGTTGCAGTTACTAATTTAATCTCATTCACTATAATACCCTCTGCATTAATCTATGTCTTACATCACCAATACCAACTGAGATACCTCTTACAGCCCATGTACCTGAAATGTAATCACCTTTAGAACCACCCCAAAAGTCAGTACCATATAATCCATTACCAGTACTCAAGTAAACTCTTGACTGAGAATTTCTATCACTACCCCCATTACCCACACCTGCTACAATGGTTGTACCTATAGGAAACTCTTTATAGTTTGGGTCAGTGCCTGCGTAGACCGAACTACCACCTCCATGTTGCTTAACCCAACCTACAGAAGCAGCACAAGAATCGTTAATAGGATTACCTACTTCACAAGCCACAAGAGTTACTTCATCTTGAGAACGGAAGGCAAACACGTTGTGGTTATACATTTCAAGTTTACCTGCAAAAGCTCCACTCTTATGGAAAGCCACACGAGGACTATTACCATCGACGGCTTCTGTCATAATACCTGCTGTACTCCAAGTATTCGCATTAGAGTTACGTCCAGTAATACCTTGATAACTGAATAATCTCTTACCATCTACAATTAAGTTACTACCCTCAACCTGTAGACGACAATCAAGGTCGGCTGTTGAATTGGTATCATGGAAGTCAATGTATTTACCAACCTCCATTACTCCTGCAACACCAATATAGGGGATTTTATTTATAATTTCAGACCAAGTACCAACTCCATAATTCACTTTAGAATCAGGAACAACACTCTTTAATGCTTCCTCTACAGTAATACCTGCTTCAGTAGTTACCATATTTGCAGTTACTTGCTGTACTGTTATATGGTTATAAGCTACAGCATTAACTACTGAGTCTACTTGCAATGCTTCAGTTAAAGTAAAAGAAGTACCATTAACTGCACTAAAGTTAGCAGTAGATAACTTCTCACCATTTACATATACGTGTAAGAAACCTAAGTCATAAACAATATTAAATTTTCTATCACCTTTCTTAGCATTTACAGTGATTTCAGTATTAATTGCATTAGGAGCTTCTGACTCGCCAACTGCTTGCACAATCTTCCAGCCAATACCCTCATCTACATAACTAAAGTATAGAACTGCATAATCAGATTGAACTTCTAGATCATCTGCACTACCCATAATGTTAGCATCAGACTTAAGAATTAACTTATGAACTGCTTTACCATAACTACCAACAGCTAACCAATCACCGGCTGCTACTGTTGCTTTAGCAGGGAAAGTTACATTCACATCTTTAGTGGATAGATCAAACAAGTAACCTGAACCAATTAATACATTAGTATCTTCTGCTAGTACTTGGAATGTAGGCATACCTCCACCACCGCTTCCACCACCTACTGCGATAATCTCGCCTAGATGATCTTGGGTATAGATTTGCTTATCTGCTAAGTTAAGAACTAATTCACCTTCTGCTACTTGAGCAGTAGTTGGTTTAGCATCTTCTACAATGAATCTTTTAAACTGAATCTTATCAATCATTCTTATAATCTCCCGAAGTCGATTGAACCAGTAATATCACCAATACTAGGTTTATTAGTTACTGAATAATACTTAGCATCATTCTCTGCTATAGAACTAACTTCTAGATAAGTTCTAATATTTGGTTTGTTATTACAGAAACGAAGAGTACGATCTGTAGTATTATTATTTCTAAAAGCTATTGAACCAGAAATACTAGCTTGATCGTCATAAGTAGATTCAATACCCTTAACTTGAATACTTCCATCACTAGATCTTTGTACTAAGGTATCTGCTACTACATCTTTACTCTGAATAAATCCATTTAACTTAGCTGAATCATCTGCTTTACCATGTAAAGGTAATGCTCCAATTACATCTACTGTTGGATCATTCCCCGGATAATATAACTTCACATATGCATTGTTTACGTAAGCATAAATACCATCTCGTTTAAGAGTTAAACCATTAGTATAAACAGAGCTAAATAATCCTATATCGTCACTATTAGCAGTAAACTTACCTAAGCGCCATGAGTTAGTATTATCAGATTTATTACCATAAATAGTAGAAACATTATTACTACCCCTAACAGTTAAACCCCCATCAGGTGCATTAATAGTTACTGGACCAGTAAGTGTTCCACCAGTTAAAGGTAATGCTTTAATACTTTGAGGAGTAACAACTACATTACCGGTATCTCCATTAACAGAACTTACACCAGACACATGACCAATATGAAAGTACTGTGCATTAGGTACTGAGTAAATTAATCTATCACCGGCGAACCAAGTAATTCCCATTAACTCAAATGATACTGTACCTATATTAAGTGTTACATCCCAATAAGAGTTAACATCGTAGTGTGGTGGATAAGATGGTAATTCTTGTGGATTCCAAACACCTCTATATACGGCACCTTTAGCAAATGCTTCATATATCTCTTGAGATTTATCAGCAGAATCCTTAGCACTTATTTCACTAGCTTTTGCATTGATCTCACTAGTCTTAGCATTTAATTCAGAGCGTAGGGCAGCATTCTCACTCTTCTTAGAATTAACTTCAGAAACTTTAGCTTTATTCTCAGAATCTTTAGCATTAGCTTCACTAATCTTAGCTTGTTTAGCTGCTTCGGTTGCTATCTCCCCAGACTCAACAGCATTCTCCATCAAGTTAAGGATGTCATCTTCCAAACCACTATATTGAATACGATCTAACATATGATTTCCTTTTAATTGAACCAAGTATAATTACTTGGTTCATATGATTATAGAATAGTAAAATCGTTACCTACTCTAGATGTTTTCATTAGTACTTCAGGTGAAAACTTATCGTTCTCAATTTCTGCCCATACAGCAGAAGTACCTGAACCACTAAAGAAAGCTTTAGCACGGTAAGCAAAGATACCTGTTTTATTTGCAGGAATCTTAAATAACTTATTAGGGTATATTTTCCATGTAGCATTAGATTTGATAGGTCCAGTTACCTGATCACTAACTAATGTTGTACGGGTTGGTTCAACACTAAAATCTGTAGTAGCAAATTCACATACATTTAATGTTGCAGCATATACGCCAGATACAGTTGGGTTATGAGCACCAACATAAATTAAATTCACTACAGGTAATTCTAGGTAGCGATCATAGTCTTTAGGGATATCAATTCTAAATTGAATATAATCACCAATACCCTCATGAGGTAAACCAGCTCCAGTATTAGATCGGTGATAAAATCTAGCTCTAAAGAAATCTAAATTAGCAAGAGTTACAGTAGCATCACTACCATCTAAACCTTTATTACCATCTAGACCATTCTTACCGTCAGTACCGTTAACTCCATCAGTACCATTTTTACCATCTAAGCCTTTATCACCTGTTGGACCCGTATCTCCTGTAGGTCCTTTATCACCGGTATCGCCTTTGTCTCCCTTTGCACCTTGAATACCTTGTAAACCTTGGATACCCGGTAAACCCTGAATACCTTGGGGACCTTGAGCACCATCAGTTCCAGCTAAACCTTGTTCACCCACTGGTCCTTGAATACCCGGAACACCTTTAATACCTTGTTCCCCTTGTAAACCGATTGGACCTTGTTTACCAATTGGACCCTGTACTCCAGGAATACCTTGAACACCCGGATCACCTTGTGGACCTCTACCATATGGAATTGGATCAGACCAGTCAGCATAAACACTAGTTCTCTTAATAAACATAGCACCATAACCAGTTGCAGTAGCAATCTCTCTGGCTACAATATGGGAATTCTCTTTAGGCGGATCAATAAAGATAAGTACGTTATCTTCTGTTAGAGAATACATATCTGGTGTTTGAACTACGTTAGCTACAGTTACAATTAATGATTGTTGACCTCCCGGAGTAAATAACAATCTAAACATAAAGTCTCTACCTGTACCCCTGAACTCTTGGAACTTAGGAGTATTAGATAACGCTATTTGGAAGTCAGAAGCATAAAAGGAGAATCCTTCTAATTCACTATCATAGTTATGTCTTTCCCAATAATGACCAATAGCATCAATCTTAAAGGAAGTACCCTGAATACCTTGATCACCCTTTTCTCCTTTAAGTCCTTGGATACCTTGGGGACCAGCTAAACCTCTAATACCTTGTACACCTTGAGGTCCATCTTCACCCTGTATACCTTGGATACCCTGTGGTCCTTGAGGACCAATTATACTTATACCTTGCTCACCTTGGATACCTTGAATACCCTGTTCGCCTTGTACCCCTTGATCACCTTTTTCACCACGACCATACATACCTTTCCAATGTAAGGTAATATCATTATTGTAGAACTCACTATAAATATACAAACCTGTAGGAGCAGCAGTACCACTATAGTGGAACATTGCACCTTCAGTAATTGGATTGCCTTCAAAGTTAGTTAAGAACTGAGGAGACGAACCAAGATACATAGTAATAAAATCTAGATAAATGCTATAAGTACCTTCTGCTGATTCTTTTGCTATTTTAGCGTATTCTTTAGCTTTAAGTACTTCATTGATATTGCTAGATAGTAATATTAAATCTGGCATATTATTAGCAATAACAATAACACTATTAATATTGTCAGCTACTATCGCTACTTTGTCATAAGCAGTATTAATATACTTATTAACTACACAATTTAAGCTACTATTTGGGGCTTTCATATTATACCCATCCTCTTAAATCAGGATTAAAATTAGGACTATTATCCTGCTCATTAGTCATACCAGATGCAGTCATTTGTTGGCAAATCATCTCGAATTTCTGATGCATATTCATACTAATAGCCATATGTTCTTGAGAAGTACCACCCGAATACACTCTATAAGCTACATATGCTAAAAGAGCTGGCAACCATGTGTAAGGAAGTAGTAATTCAGTGGTATCAGTCAATACAACAGGGTGTTTTGCCCTATATGTAACGAATAATGTGTTCTCATTCGATGGATTAGGGATTTCTATCACTAAAGGTGATGGAGTAAACACTCCCTGACACTTACCTAGGCTATTTAATGGAACTATATGCCCCATTTCATCAGCTACCCTCTCTACTCGTACAACATCATCAGTAAAAGGGGCAAGTATCGTGTCTATTATGTACTTATGCTCTTGTGTGCTCTGCTTGTTACTTACTGCATACTCCGAAGATAAGTGATATTCACAGATACCATCAAATTGTTGGATAGTAAGAGCCTTAACCAACAAAGGATATCTAGTATAAAGCTCAGTTAAGCATATATTAATATGTCTTCTAAGGATTGCTTTATCAGATTCAGCAAAACTACCCTCCACAGACATACCATGCTTACTCAATTCCCCACAAATAAGGGAATTAAATACATCTTCTATATTCATTTTAGTCTCCTAAACTACATAAGAGTTATTAAAGTGCTCTACTTCTTGAGTAGCTTCATCTTCCCAAATACCAGAGGCATCATTATAAACTAAATCTATTGTTTCTGATGGTTTCCAGATATTCATACATGACAGCATAGACACTGTATCAATGAAATCATCCTTCTTACTCTTAAAACCACCTTTAGCTACTAAAGTTAATTCATTCATAGCTTCGATCATAGTAGCTTCAGTCCTTTTCTCTTCAGGAAAGAAGAACATCTTTTGTTTAAACCACGGTACTACAGTCATAAATCTAGTAAACTTCTGAGTAGTAGGTCTAATACCCGGTCTACCTTGGTTATTCTCAGCAGCTAGGTTAAAGAATACATTTCTATCCATCATCTCTCGTTGTATCCATGGAATAAATCCACCTTGTTGACCGGTAACTTCAATACCAACAGAGATTGGTTTATAGATCTGAACCAAGTTAAATAAATCATCAATGGTCTTATCAAGTAATTGTCTCTTAACGACACCATCTACCCAGAAGTATTGACCTTTATTATTCACAGCCCATACAGATATTACACTAAAGTCAGCATGGTTCTTTTCACTGGTAGCAAAGTCAGTAGTAATATAGAAATTAAAGTTATCTTTATTCCTTAATAGATCAGGTAAGCAATACCACTGTAGATCATCGTTATCAATTACCCTATCTTCATCACTCATAATCCTAAGCATAAGTTCTTGGTTAAATGCATCGATCTTTCCAAGCTTAAGCATCTTAGTATATGACTTCATTAACGAAGCATAAGTGAATCGATCTTCCCAACTTCCTCTAAAGTCTTTCTCTTCACAAGGAAACTGCTCACATACAGGATAAACGTTGACTGCCCAAGCACCAGATTCAACTGCCTTATATAATGGATCGGCAGCATGGAAGGGAGTACCATTCCAAATTACCTTTCTCTTCTCTGGATGTAACGCAAACTCGATAGCGTTATAAACAGTATCTTCAATAGACTCAATAACAGTAGGTGATCTTGCATCATCATCACTAAGTAAATCATCTAACAATGCCAATACAGGACGGGAGTTATTTTCCCTCGTACCACGTACACCAGTCTTCGCACCATGACCAGTAACGACTAACACTTTCCCATCCTTATTTATAAACTCCCACCTGTTATCCGTAATCTTAATAGTAGGAATATAATCTTTTAAGAAAGCACTTCTATTCCATCTACCTTCAATAGACTTACGCATCTTCTTAATACCATTGTCCATTGAGTCAGATACATAAAGGGCATAAGGGACTTCACCAAAGTCAGGTAACTTATTAAATACTGCAATGTACCAAATCAAATACTCAACTAACGTAGTCTTAGCAATTCCTCGGTGACATAAGTTAATAGTATCTAAACCTGGAGCAATAAAGTTATCCAACATTCTAAGATGAACAACCGGTGTCTTGTTCTCTGTATCACCTCCTTCAATTAACTTAATAAGGTTAACCATAGTAAGTGCAAACTCACTAGGAATATAATCATCCATATCAGAGTAATCTACGTTATTAAGATACTCCTCTACAGACATAGCTACTTCTGTCTTATTAAAATCAGTCATTCTTCTTCTCTATAATTTCTGCATGAGCAACACTCTTAGCGTTGCTTGAACCATTCTGAATTAATACTGCTTGTTGTTTACTAAGGTTACTTAATGCGGAACTTAACTCAGCAATAATCCCACCATCTTTAGTTGCTACATCTAAATTAATCTTAGCTGTATCAGGTGCTTTAAGATGGTTCATTAAACTATCTGCTGCTTTCTGAACTATGTGTTCATTCTGACTATTAAGTAAATTAGCTTGAGCAGCTATAGCTCTATGCCTAACAGATGCATACATAATATGATCTGGAATAAGAGTTTGTTCATATATTAAAGTAACTAACTTAGTCTTATTATAAGTACTAGCATAAGCAGACATATCCTTAGTAGATATATTTCTACTAGCCATATCAGCACACTTCTGAGGGAATACTTTCTGATAAGAAGCAATGTTACTCATACCCATAGCTTTATAAGATACAAACATTACTGCATTAAAGTAATCGTTTAACTTAAACCTACCTTCTTGAAGTACCTTAGAATAGGTAATGATATTCTCACTATAAACTTCTGCCATCTGTGGATCTTTAATCATCTGATTAATATCATCTACAAACTCTTGGGTAATCTTACTTTTATGTTGCTTAGGTACTGACTCTTTTAAATCTTGAACGGTTAACATAGGATATCCTCTAGGGTAAATATAGATATGCTATATGTAGATGTGGACTCCGTCCACTACTGTGAGGTTAATTTTATAGGGATTTGAACCATGTATGTAAGTAAGAATATTAGGATTTATAATGATCCTTTCGCTAGAGAGTATTATGCTTCTATAAGAGATAGAACGAACCATTACTATAGATTTAGTGATATTAAGATTGGTAATCCTGAAACTATCAATAATAGATTTAAGAAGAAGTTCAATGTTAGTTAGTAAACCTGAACTAGTCCAAGGTATCTATTGGATTAAGTATAGAAGAAAGACTTACCTCTATGTAGGGGATAAACTTATAGCTTGGGGTTATGAAATATATGATAGTAGTTTCTAGTACATTGTATAGAAGTGATAAAATCTTTATACACTTTAAGTATAGATTTAAAAGTTACTGTTATTATGTTCCGGGTAAGAGGTTAATGATATGGTCGTAAGGAAAACTACATCAACTTATGATGGTTCTCCTGATCTACATTTTAAGTATAGAGATTACATGTATCTGTACCCAGCAGGGATGAAGTTAATGGTATGGTTTAGATTATGGTAGTTAATATTAGATAGTCTCCCTTATGGGAGATTATTTTTATAATATTTTTAAAACCATTAGTGAAAAATCATATCTAGGTAAAGATGTAGTACTTACATTCACGTACCTGTGAATTACTAACATACCCCCCCTACCTTAATCATACTCTATATATCTTAGAGCAAGCTCCGCTTTAACATGGCAATTAAGCCATAACTATCGGAGTAATACCATGAAAGATCTATTCAACTCAATCATCAATGCAATCAAAACTCTATTCAATGTAGGTACAACAATCATTGAATGTACTGGTCTACTAGCAGACTCAGGTAAAGATGTAATGCTTGTAGTAAAGGACAATGCAGAGACATTCCGCTTAGAGGAAGAACTGTTAAACAAGGACAAACTAACTAAGCTACGTGCTCAACTAGCTGAACAAAACCAAGAAGAGTAATACTACTAGCTACTACCATGTGTAGTAGCTAACTCTTTTTACACAAACACAGACACAACACATAGATAGACAGTCAAGTTAACTAATCTGTAGCCTACGGCTACTGTGTATGAACTAATTATAATTCCCTATAAGGAATAGAGGGAAAATAGTGGGAAAGTAGTACTTTTACCTGTTAAATGAGCTAAATCATATCCTAACCAATAGTTAGTGATTATCTAGGGTTAGCCTAATGGTTAACTAGAACTCCGTTCTAAGATGGATTTAATAACTAATAGGACTATCCAATGAACATCATCTTAATCTTAATTCATCTAAATACCGGTATGATTACTGAAGTAACTCAACACTCTATGGATTACTGTCAAACCAATGCACTTAAGTTCATAGAACTTGGTTATGGTTCTGCTTACTGTGAGGTACGTTAATATGCGTAATGAACTAACTGAACAACGTGGAAATGCACTATCTAAAGCTCACCTTAAATCTAAACTAAATGTTAAAGCATTCATGCTACATATAGCTGGTACTCGTGAAGTATTCCAAGTGGATTATAACGATAAAGAGTTCTTCATAGTTATTGATGGTGAGATCAATCACTTCTATTACGCCGGTAATAAGTGGAACTGTAAGATATGAAATACGAACACTTCCTAATGATAGAACTACTTGTTCTATGTATATTAATATTAACCCTTGGATATCTATGCTTCTCCTAATAAGTATAACACCACTACTATTAATACTAGCTGCATCAATTGTAGCTATGATTAATGATGCGCCTGAAATAGTTACATTCAACTAATAACCTCGAACCAGATAATAATGTCTGGTTCTAACTAATTAAATAAGAGAGTCAAACCATGAAAACATTACTACTAGTTCTATCTATCGCACTATTAACTACAACAAATATCGATGCATCTGAAAATACAACTAACCAGTATGGGTGGAGAGATAATTCAGCATTAACTGCTAGTGTCACTGATAACCTTAATTGGTTATATGTAGCTAGTGTAGATACAGCAGATGATGGTATGCAACGTATGTATTTCTCAGTATATGGTAAGAATTTAGATAATAACACTTGGGTTCATTCATGCTCTACTGAGGGTATGACTAAGTTATCTGATAACCGTTATTTAACTGAGAATAGCTGGAAGATTGGTAAGCGTAATGTACGTATGAATGTATTCTGTGAATATAGTTCTAAAGATAACCATTGGTATGAATATGCTACACCTACAACATACTTAGGTAGAGAGTATGTAACTAATACATTTAAGAAAGCTAAATATCAAGTATTCGTTAAATCTACTGATTATGCACAACACTTTAGTGCTAAAGGATTTACTAAAGCTTGGAATAACTTTGGTGGTAATGCACTGTAATTAAATACTGAACCAATACATATAATGTGTGTTGGTTCATTTACTAAATAAGATAGGAGAGAACCAATGAATGCTACTCAACTAATTCAACTATTAGCTCAAGGAAATACATCCATGAGACTTGGTACACTAATGCACGTATTAGATACATTATGTATTAAATATCATAAACGTACTGAAACTGATATTAGTTTTGACTTCTTAGGTATCTATTACATTGCAAGTGCTAGTTACTCTAACCATACAATAAGTTTTATCACACCTTTCTCAGATAAAGTTAAATCATTTACTAAATAAAATAGGAGCTAAACCATGTTAGAAGCAATTGGTAATATGTTAGATGTAGATTGTGATGCAATCGTAGTAACTACAAATGGTTACGTTAAAACAAATGGTGAGTGTGTAATGGGTAAAGGTATTGCTAAACAAATAGCTAATCTATTACCTGATTTACCACTACGCTTAGGTAATGCTATTAAGCATGGTGGTAATATTGTATTCCCATTCCGTTATAACAATATGGATGAAATAATTGTTACCTTTCCTGTTAAACCAAGAATGATCTTAAGTACTGGTGATAACATCGTAAAACATAGCCAACATATCTATCCTGCTGGTGTAATGGCTGCTGGATTTGCTGCTGTAGCTCAACTAGATATCATTGAGAAATCATTACAACAGTTAGTTGAATTAGCTAATGAAAACAATTGGTATCATGTGGTATGTCCTAGATTTGGATGTGGTGCTGGTGAACTAGATTGGGAAACCATCGTTAAACCATTAGCACAACAATATCTTGATGACAGATTTACTGTCTATACTTTCAAATAATAAATATAACTCAAGGATAGGACTCCGTCCTATTCTTGGGTGTTTTAATAATTTAATAGGAGTTCCATTATGAGTAACATTGATAGAGTTATCGTTGCAGGTTCAAGAGAGTTTAATGATATTGAATATATTCGTGAAGCATTAATTAAGTTAGTTAATGATGGCTTTATGAATTCACATCCAGTATTTATTAGTGGTGATGCTCGTGGACCAGATAAGATTGCAATTGAATTAGCTAAAGAGTGGAATCTAGTTTGTGAGATATATCCTGCTATGTGGCAAGATTATAGCGAACCATGCAAGATTAGAACTAATCAATATGGTAAATATAATTCATTAGCTGGTATGAAACGTAATAAACAAATGGCAAATGTAGCTACTCATCTAATAGCATTTTGGGATGGTATTAGTAGTGGTACATCAGACATGATTCAAGAAATGATGAACCAAAATAAAAAGGTAATGATTGTATATGTGTAATAACCCAAATGTATTCTTCTTAGCATTAACAGCTATCTGTTTAATTCTTCAAGTATCTCTTATAATTTATTATAAACATCGTCGTAAGAAACTTAATAAACAGTTTAATGATGACTTAATGGATATTGATGAACAAATCTTTAATCCTACTTGGGATACTAGATTGGAAGAATTATATCTTATTAATGAATGTACTCGTAGAGATCTAGTAATTGATGGTGATTACAATAAAGTAATCATGATACGTCAACGTAATTAATTAAATATAAGGGAACTAACTAGTTCCCTTTCTTATAACTGGAGTAAACCAAATGAATGCAAACTTAATACATGCACTAGATGCTGATATTTATAACACTGTACTTAAACAAGCTAAAGCGAACCATCCTGAAATAAATATTGATAGTGAGGGTAATGTTAAAGCTAGTAAAGATGTAAGTCTTAAAATCTTTATTGAATTACAGAAAGCTTACTCTAAGGAGTATGTAAATGTTTAAGTGTAAGAAGATACCTAAAGATATACAGGCTAAGGCTACTATCATATTAACTAACTTTAAGAATGGTATTACTACTTGTCGTAAATCTAAAGCTCATAAGTATTTAGTACTAGAAGTAACACTAAGATACAGACTCTTGAATAAGGGTAAGCATTGGGTGTTACTATCTCATGAAGACTATTCTAAACAGGTGTTAATATGACTTACTATCAGTTAAAAGCATTATTAGAACAACCAGTTATAAATATAGATATAGATGAGCTTAAGATAATCCTTAATAATCACTCTATATTTTATGACTCAAAGATGTATAGGCATGGTACTAATTATCGTACTTATAGCCTTAGCTTTAAGTTAGATGATATAAGTTTCTACATTCGTAGGAACCATGGCAATCAATTAAGAATAACGAGATATTAAATGAACTTAAAACGGTTAATACTTGAACGTCCACCATTCATGTGGGCATCAATAAAAGTAAGAATAATATCAGCACTCTATGTAATGATGATGTGGTTCGCACTACTATTCTTAGTACTAGACTACGTTAAAAATGGTGAATTAAGTTACATCTTATTCACCCTAAATCTGTTTAATTCATTCCAAATCTGGAAACACCTATCTAGATACTATCTAATAGAAAAAGTATCAAAATAACGAAAAATGACTATACCTAGCTTATACTCTAACTAGGTATTTTCATGTCTAATCTATATCGTAGACTCCGTCTACTTCTGTGAGTTAATTATGTATGAAAGTATATGAAAACTATAAGTTTAATATGGGTAATAGTTATAATCTTGTTTTCCATACCGGTACTGTTGAGTATTGGTTTGATGGTAATGAATGGGATATAACTGGTGATGATTATAAAACCCATATCAAAGAGATTGGTATGCTATCACTAAGGAGAATTACTAATGAGAGTAGTAAAGAACTATTCAACCGGTAGATCGAACCAAACTATAATTGCTTATTTAGGTGTAATTTATAAGTACGATAGACAACTAAACTTCTTGTTTAGGTCTGCTTTAAGTTACAAAACATTCGATAGAATGATGGAGAATGGAGCATTACATGATTGTAAGCCAAACGTATAAAACTAAGTATGGGAAGACTCATGCTTTCTTAATCTATGATAAAGCTTTTATGTTTACAATTGAGAAAGGCTTAACTAAAAGTAATACACCAGTATGGTCATTAAGAAATCATATTGCTAATGGTCAGATCAAACCAACTAAGGAAATACAATGCATCTCGGTTATGTCTCGGTAGGTGTTAAATGGAAGTTTGTTCCTAATGCTTACAATGTATATATAGGTCAAGGTTCACCTCTTGGTAATAAGTATGCTCGCAAAGGTATGAATGATAGTACTCGTGAAGTTGTATGTAATGCATTTCATGAAGACTATATGATTGCTATGCAAGATAAGTCTAGTCCTATGTATCAAGAAACTAAACGCTTATATAACATGGTTCTAAGTGGTATTGATGTAAATCTACAATGCTTCTGTAAAGGTGATGACTTCTTATATATACGTTGTCATGGTGAATCAATTGCTAATCTAATTAATAACTATGCTAAGGCTAAACATGCTCAAAGAAGTACTGAAACTACTGGCTAGAGATATAGTTGTAGTAATACTTACTGCTGTATTTGTATGTGCAAGTATAGCTCTAATTATGTGTATCACAGATTCAACTATTGGGTAGCCTTCGGCTACTTTTTTGGCTCATCCACTCATCAACCTATTGTATGTGTTGGTAGTGACTTTGCGGACTCCGTCCGAACTGTGGATTTATATGTATAGATCCTTTTATTTAATTAACTAAAGAGAACTCCATTATGTCAGTAAATTCTAATCAACAACGTAACCAAAACTTTGCTCCTAACAACAACCAAAACGGTAATAACAGTAATATGCAATATGATGTAGATAACCCGTTTGAATTTAAACAACTGCAACAAGGTAATACTAACCAGAACCAAGGTAACTCTGGTATTCAACGTGGTGGTAATAATAACCGTAATAATAATCAGAACCAACGTGATGCTGAGGCATGGTTAAACCTTCAGGTTGAGGGTGTTGATGCTAATGGTGATAAAGTTATGCATAACATTCGTTGTTTCATTCCTCTTACCTCTGATAATGCTGTTCATCGTGCATTGATTGGTAAAGGTGAACAAATGCAAGGTGAGAGCTTTGTGATTCACGGTACTGTTAACAAAGTACAGTCTCAAGATATTGATATCGTACTAATCTAATTAATTGGGCTAATCCTTCGGGGTTAGTCCTAATTTTTTCTAAGGATATTTATGAAAACTGAAACTATGTTGCTAATTAAGTTAGCACCTAAGAATGACTCTGAAGAACTGCAAGCACTGAGAGATCAATATGATTTCCCTAATGTAAAAGTAGAGGGAACGATTCGTATACCTAAACGTAATACTATTATTACTGATGAAGATCACCTGATTATAGTATTCCCTGATAGATTAGATATAACCTTTGGGTTTGAACCAAGTGAATTCAGTATTGTTGCTGAGAATGAAGTTAACGTTGAAGATTAAGGAGGTGTATGTATTTTAAAATAGATACTGAACCAGTAATGACTAACTAAGACTAAACTTGAAAGGACTTTCAAATGACTAAAGCAATGCTACCACACGACTATCAACTAATGCTGGAAGCTAAATACTCTAAAGCTAATATTCGTGATTATGTACGTAATGATGTATATGGTTTTGAAGAATTAATGGTGAAGATCAACATGTGTGTTGTTGATATTCAGAAATGGATTGATAGTGATCACTACCCTCAAAAAGCTAAATCATTAGAGACATTTAATGAATGTGACTTAGAGGTAATGCTAGTTGATATTTTAAGTCTCATGTTAACTGCATATCCTGTTGGAGTTAGTTTTGAATTAACTGCTGTAATTGGATTAGTAAATCGATGTATGCCTCATAGTAATGAGTATGAGCGTATCAAACGTTGTGGTGAGATTCTGTATTTCATGGCTGATAGCGATATCATTAATATGAATCCTGCTTTCACATCTGCATCAAATACTATCACTGTTAGTAATATCTATGCTCTTGGTGGATCAACTGCTAAGTACATTGCGTTATCTCGCTTTACTCCTCCGATGGTCTGTCCTCCTAAGATTGTTAAATCTGCAAGAGACTCAGGCTATTTAACTAAACAGGACTTTCAAGTTCTTAAACCTAAACATATGCATGATGATTACATTAATTTGTATTCATTAAATAAGTTTATGCAGACTGCATTTAGTATTGATGTTCAAACAATGCTAATTACTCAGGATGTGCTTAAGACTAAGAGTTCTAAAGACGATAGTAAGGTTGATAGGGAAGATAAGGAGAAAGCTTTTGAAGTACTACAAGTTGGTACTGCTGAAGTATGTGCTCATATCGTTCGATCAGGAAACGTTGCTTTCTTTGCTGCATATTATTGTGGACGAGGAAGAACTTATTGTCGTGGATATCATGTCAATGCACATGGTAACTCGTGGCGTAAAGCTATCTTAAACTTTAAAGAATCAGCTCATGTAGAAGTTGATGAATCACTTAGAGATCTATTTTAGGACTATAACCAATGAATACATATACAGCTTTTGAATACCTGATGATTGCTACTGCTAACGCATTCGGTGAAGATAAAAGCCTATTCGAAGATCGTATCGAATGGGTGAAGAGTAACGGTAAGATTCTTACTAAATTAGCAGATAAGGCTGATGATAAAGCTATGTTCATTCGTTGTGTACTTGAGATACAACGAGTATTAAAAGGACAACCTACCAATTTACCAATTGGTTTGGATGCTACTGCATCTGGCTTACAAATGTTAGCTATCATGTCTGGCTGTAAGATTACCGCTAACAATGTTGGTCTAGTTGATCCTAATAGACGTTGTGATGCTTATACAACGTGTGTTCATGTAATGAATGAATACTTGAATCCTAATGGTAAGTTCCCAGAACGTGCTATTGGTTTCAACCCTGATGGATTAACTCGTGATGATGTTAAGGGTGCATTCATGCCTCACTTCTATTACTCACGACAAGAACCACTAAATATCTTTGGTAAAGGTACTGCTGAACACTTAGCATTTATGAAGTCTACTGATGTAATTGCACCGGGTGCAAATATGTTAATGGAGGATATTCATGGAGCTATGCTTGAGTGTGATAAGAGTGTTACTACTGAATACAAATGGACTCTACCTGATCGTCATACTGCATTCACTCGTGTATTTACTACCGATGATTATAAGTTTGAGTTAGAAGAGTTGAAGAATGAAAATGGTAATAATTCTACCTTTACTCACCGTATGCAACGCAATGTACCAAACGTTAAGGATGTTTCATTAGTTGCTAATGTTACTCACTCAGTGGATGGATTTGTAGTACGTGAAATGCAAGGTCGTATGAACTATGACGTTGGTAATCTACTTAAAGTTAAAGAGATTGCTCAAGGTTGTCGTATCACAGACCGAACCAAGATGATTAGTATCTATGAGGTTGATCATATCCTAGCTTCTAAAACTATGGATGAATATGATGATAATACTCTAGGTCTAGTTGCTTGGAAGATTGAACAAGTGTTAGAGAATCCTCGTGCTCCTATGTACTCAGTACATGATGAGTTTAAGACTCTAGCTCCTTACTGTAATCAGATGCGTCAGTACTATATCAATATCTGTGCTGAAATGTCTGAATCTACCATGATGCAAGATATCTTACGTCAACTGTATCGAGATCCTTTGCTTAACTATAATAAGTGTGGAAATGGTGATGAGTTGGCTCAATTGATTCGTGGAAGTAATTACGCAATCTGTTAATAACTAATGGTACTCCTTAATTGGAGTACCTTTATTTTTCCCATGGAATGTACCAATGACTGTTACTCCTGTATATAGATTCAAATACGACAGCTTAGATAGGGTAATATTTGTATATCGTAATCAAGAATACTTACGTTTTAAAGATCGTAAGTTAACTTACATAATTCCTACCGGTAAATCTGATAAAATATTTAACTATGATATTAAACATGGATTACTGATTAAGATGATGCCTCCGGCATCTAATATGGAATTATCTGGAATCACTTAAACTGAAGAGAGATAGTCTCAATGCAAATTAGAAAACATCAGTTACAAGAAATTATTCATTCTATTGAGTATGATCACTACAATGATCTAATGACTTTTAATAAGTTAGTTAATGGATTCGAAGTACCATTCTCTATTATTAAAATAGATGTTCCTGAGTATGCTACATACTTTCCTATTAGACTTAAGAGATTGCATGATCTCTATAAGATTACTCCTGATAAAATCATGGAAGGAATGCATTTATGCAAGGCTTTACACGGATCTTATTAAAGATTGATCCTACTAAAATTACAAGTACAGATCTTACTACTTTCAGTAGTGAACCAAAGTTATGTACTGGATATAGAGGTGTAAGTGATAGATCTTATGCTATTCCTGTTGATAACTTGGTTAGTCAGGGATTTAGTTTCCCTGACTGGTGGCATGATAGTTTCTATGAAACTGGTTCATGTAAGATAGATGGTAAAGCTTGTTACTGGATCAATGCTAGTGCTTGTCTAGTACTTACTGAGAAGTGAATACTGATGCACAGCATTAGATATTGCATCAGCTAATTCTTCTATCATCTCTGAACCAATAAGATAATCTAGGTCATTATCAATAAAAAAGGATTCAACAATAACACATGGCATTACTGTCTTCCGCAAGATTAGTTCACGACCAGAAGGTTTAATACCTCTATCTCTGATCTGCAATACATCAACTATCTCATCCTGAATTAACTGAGCTAACTTAGCTCCCTTAGTACTCGTAGGGTAATGTAATACTTCTGTTCCTGAAGTAATCTTATTGAACGCATTGCAATGAAGCTCAACAGCTATAGCTGCTTGAGTTTCATTAATTTTACTAGGTAATCCATCTAGACTATCCCTAGTAATAATAGCTACATCATGATGTAACGCCATTAAACGTTGAGCAATCTTAACAGCTAAACCAGTATTGTACTGAAACTCAGATACATCAAATGTCTGGTTCATAGCTCCTTGAGCATCTTCTGAATGTCCTATTGATAAACAAATTTTCATATATACCTTAGAGTAAATTATAAATGGCTAAAAAAGTTAAGAAGAAGCATAACCCATTAAAGGGAATGATTCGTAGAGCTACAGCACGAATGTTTAATAGAAGTATTGTCTATATACAAGGATTACCTTGTAGTTATTTCTATAACCATAAGACTAGACTGATCGAGAGACAGACTGATCATATCCTTGCTGACAATATTATGAACAGGAAACATAAGTGGAATATTCTAATAGCTACATGCTGTGTGAATATTAATGGTAATCGTAAAGAAGAATACTTTAAACAAGAACAAATCATATTTGCTGAACCAATACACCAAATGGACACAATGGATATCTTAACTGAGAATCATAAGAGATTAATTGGGGAAACTAATGAAAACCATTACCTTCGGTTTGCTTGGATTGCTTACCCTGCTGATACTGAATTCTCCGATGATATTACTTACGATATTTTTAAACGTATGAGAGCATTCGAACCAGAGTTACTTAAAGAAGAAGTACCTAAGTAAACTAACGGCAACCTTCGGTTGCTGAGTTGGTGTTCTGAAATGAATACTTTAATTTAATATTTAATTAGTTGTTGCCTTCGGCAACTGAGTTGGTGTTATGATTGGCTCTTTCTACTAAGGAGAGAGTCATGATTGAATATTACCAACGCAAGATTAAAGAACATTCTGTTATAGCTAACAACTCTGTTGATACTAAAGAATGGATGAAACATGTAGCTCACGTAAGAGATTACGAAACACTACTTCAATTCTTTAATAAATAATTTGTTGGGTTGATGGATGAGAGTTCTTGTCCTTCTCTTACTGCCTCTATCAACTCAACACCCTAATTAGAGGGAACCAAGTTAAGTAATTTTATTAGCTATGGATTTGCTTATCGAGCGCTTGGTTCTCTCTATCTCTAACAAGGAGTCTATATGACTACACAGTTAAAAAGATTAGCTATTATCTTACTACTTGCTGTATCGACTAATGTTATAGCTCATGGTCATTATCCTCAAAAAGTGGATAAATATGTGGTAGATAGTCTCATTGAAGTTGAGTTTAATCTGTCTAATC